AGGATGATAGAATCTTTTGATGAGATATATCAGTTTGCTGCTGATATGGGTGGTGCTGGTTTTGTATTTACAGGAGAGAATGATGCGGAAATTATGCACAACTCTGTGAAAATTAATTTGAATGTATTAGAGGAGCAGAGAAAGTTCAATGAAAGTTATGATGTAAATAAAACAAAAATATTTTACTCTGGTTCTGCTTGCATGTATCCAGAGCATAATCAATTAGACCCTAACAATCCAGACTGCCGTGAATCATCAGCATATCCCGCCGACCCAGACTCAGAATATGGATGGGAAAAACTCTTCTCCGAGCGTCTTTACCTTGCTTATCATAGGAATTATTCTATGCCTGTACGGATTGCTCGATACCATAACATCTTCGGTCCTGAAGGAACTTGGAAAGGAGGTAGAGAGAAGGCACCAGCAGCAATCTGTAGAAAAGTAGCATCTGTTGGTCTTGCCGACACCATCGAAGTATGGGGAGATGGAGAACAGACTCGATCCTTTTTGTATATTGACGAATGTATTGAAGCAACTCGAAGATTAATGGATTCTGATTTCATAGGACCTGTGAATATTGGTTCAGAAGAGATGGTTACTATCAATGAGTTAGTAAGAACAACTGCAAGAGTAGCACAAAAATCTATAGGTAGAAATCATATTGATGGACCGTTGGGTGTTCGTGGTCGTAATTCAAATAACGATTTAATTCGTGAGAAATTGGACTGGGATTATACAATGACACTTGAGGATGGAATTAGAAAAACTTATGACTGGGTAGCACTACAGGTAGCAAAAGAAGAATTAGAAATTCATCCTGATGTTGATGATTTAATTAATGAAAGAGAAATAATGAAACTGGTGGATAAAAATGAACCAGAAAAAAATATTTTTAAAAAGATTTGGGATTGGATGGAGCAATAATAACATGATTAAACTTGTTATACTTGACGTTGATGGTGTGATGACTGATGGGAAAAAATATTATGACCGTGATGGTAATGTTGTTTTAAAAAATTTTTGTGATAAAGATTGGACTGCTATTAAACGTTTCCGTGCTATAGGTATTCCTGTTGTATTCTTAACAGGAGATCCCTTCAATGCAACCATATTGAAAAATAGAAACCTTCCCTATATTGTTAATAGAGGTGATGGTTTTCATAGAGATAAAGTAAATTTTATTGATGATATTGTTAAAGAGTATGAGTGTGAATTATCAGAAGTAGTTTATCTTGGTGATGATTTATTTGATTATGGAATAATGGAAGTTGTAGGACATCCATATTCTATGGCAGACTCTCCTGCAATACTTCAAAATATTTCTGTGCCTCTTGTTTGTAAAGGTGGAGAGAATGCAATAATGCATCTCTTTGAGGATTTGGAAGAACTTGAAATTATTCCTAGAGTGCCATATGATATTGTCATGTATAAAATTTATGAACTTGATTTGAAGGAAAAATTTTAATGAAAGATATTTCTTTGTATGGACATCTAACTATTGATACAATACTAGATGGTAAATCTGAAAAGAAAACATTAGGATCTATTGGAAATGTTTGGAAGGCACTCATAGAATTAGACCCCTCTTTGAAGATAGGTCTTTCACCAATTGATATTGGTCAAGCTTTGATTTATATTGATCGTAATTCTTCTCAAAGATATTCTAAAGCTACATTAAATTTGCAACAAAATAAAGTTGCCATCCACACATCTAAGATACATCATTTAATTTATTTGAATGAGATGACTATAACAGATTTCATACCAACTCTTCATGGTGTGATAACTGCTGATGTATGTCCTGGTAAAAATTTAAATAGAGAAATACTAAAATATGTTGATTACTTATTCATATCAGATGAGGATGTAGATGATTTTTCATCATTAGTAGATGCAACAAAAGGATGGGTTATTTTACATCATCCCACTGGTAGCACCTTTTCAAATGGAGATCATGAATATTTCTGGAAATTACCAGAAGATAAAATTCTTGATAACGTAAATGTGTTAGGTGCTGGTGATATATTTGCTTCTTGTTTTCTTTATAAATTACTACAAGGGGGACAAGACATCAATCAGTTTATTGAATTTGCTCATTTAAAAACCTCTGAAATTATTCAACATTATTCAAAATGAAACCAAACATTCTTGTTCCGATGGCAGGACTCGGAAGTAGATTTATTAAGGAAGGATTTAAAGTCCCGAAACAAATAATTAATATTAAAGACAAACATCTAATTGATATTTCATTAGATTGTTTGAACTATAAAGATTGTAATTTAATATTTGTACTAAGAGATGAGCACGTATATAACCATCATATGGATGAACTTTTGATAAAGAAGTTTGGTAATGATATTAGTATTGTGGTTCTTGATAAACTTACAGATGGATCTGTATGTAGTTGTTTATTTGCCGAAGAATATATTAATAATGATGCTCCTCTAATAATTCATACATTAGATATAGAATTTCGTCCAGTGTTTGATCCTCACGTAATGGAGACGCTTGATGCTGATGGTTTGATACTTACATTTAAATCTAACTCTACTAATTACAGTTACGCTCAACTTGATAGAAATGGTAATGTAACTAAGACTGCAGAGAAGAAAGCTATAAGTCCTAATGCATGTGTTGGAATATATGGATTTAAAAAAGGATCTGATTTCTGTAAGTATGCTAAAGAAATGATTAGAAGAGATTTGAGAACCAAGAATGAATTTTATATTTCACCATTGTATAATGTTTTAATAGAAGATGGTAAAAAAATAGTAACTAAAGATGTGGAAAAGATGCATATATTTGGAACTCCTGATGAGTATCATTTTTATAAAGATAATGTAGTCCAAAAAATTGGAGATAAACCTATAGCACTTTGTTCTGATCACTCTGGGTTTGATGCTAAAGAAACATTTAAGAAAATTCTAGATAATAATGATCTTGAGTATATTGATTTTGGAACTATTTTAAATAAAGATTGTGATTACAGAGATTACATAGCTCAAGCAGTTAAAGCAATACAAGAGAATGATTGTCATTTTGGATTTGGATTCTGTAGGTCAGGACAAGGTGTAAATATATGTGCTAATAAGTATAAGGGAATTAGGTCTGCTTTAGTTTATGACGACTATGCAATGGAGATGTCAATTAGACATAACTGTGCTAATTTCTTTGCCATACCTTCTAGGAACATGAATCAAGAAACTCTTGAGTTATATTTAAAAATATCTCGTGAAAATAGTTTCGACGGTGGTAGACACCAAATTAGAATACAGGAGTTAGAATGAAAAAATCAAACATAAAACATTTTAGAGGTGGTTGGTTTGTTGGAGATTTTGAACCATCTATTTTTAAGAATCCATTCTTTGAGGTAGCACATCACTCACATAAAAAGAATGATCAAACTTTTCCACATTATCATCAGGTTACAAATGAATTAAACTATATTGTTACTGGTGAGATGATGGTCGATAAGAAGCATTTAAAGGCAGGAGATATGTGGATATATGAACCTTGGGATATATCTGATGTTGAGTTTTTGGAAGATACTGACCTTATGATAATAAGATGGCCTTCAATACCCTCTGATAAATATCCAGCATAAATTAATTTCTCATATTGACAGATGTATTAATTTAGTTTATAATGTAGAAACTAAGGTATAACTATGTTTATTATTTCTTGTAAATATGATGGGGCAGA